CCAGTGCTTGGGTTCAACAGAAACGTCTGCAAGTTGAAGCACGCAAATGGGTAGCTGCCAAACTTAAACCGAAAACTTACGGTGACCGCATTGATGTTGCCGTGACCGATCACAGAATTAGCGTCATGGATGCGCTAACCCAAGCCAAACAGCGCGTGTTAATGGATAACAGCAACGTGGTAGATGTGGAAGCAAAGCAGGCGTAATCGGGAAGGTTATGCGCTTTTTGCATAAAAATTGTACGGTTACGCGCACGCGCGCGTGTTGCGTAGACGCAACGAAAAGAAAGCTCGGAAACAAGAAAAGCATCGTCTGCTTTATACAATCATCATTATGTTAAGTTGACCCTAAGTTATCCACAGAAAAAATACTACTCAGGCATTACAGTTTAAGTTATCCACAGGCAAATGTGGACAACTGTGGACAAACCCCTGTGGACAAGCGCCCATGGCCACCGCCCGATGGCCGAGGGGAGGGGGTAGGGCCGGCGGGAAAGGGCCGCAGGAACGGTAGCCCCGCGAACATTTTATTTTGTTTTTTATTTTTTTCGTTTAACATCCCCCCCAATGCAAACCACGATCTACAAACCCGAAGACGAACAAGAGTTGATGGCCACGCTGTGGACACCGGCGATTGCCGATGACCCCGAGGCGTTTGTGTTGTTTGCTTTCCCTTGGGGTCAGGAGAACACGCCACTGGCGAACTTCAAAGGCCCAAGAAAATGGCAGCGCGAAGTCCTGCGGGAGATCACCGCGCACATCAAGCGCCAGCAAGGCCGCATTGACTTTGAAACCTTGCGCCACGCTGTCTCATCTGGCCGTGGTATTGGCAAATCAGCCCTCGTGTCATGGCTCACCATCTGGATGCTATCCACGCGCATAGGTTCAACAACCATCATTTCGGCCAACAGCGAAGCCCAGCTGCGTGCGGTGACATGGGCCGAGATCACAAAGTGGTTGGCCATGAGCATCAACAGCCATTGGTTTGAGGTGGCGGCCACCAAGATCACGCCGGCGGCATGGCTCACTGAACTGGTTGAAAAAGATTTGAAAAAAGGCACACGTTATTGGGCTGTTGAAGGCCGCCTTTGGAGCGCAGAAAACCCAGATGCCTATGCTGGTGTCCACAACTTTGACGGTGTGATGGTGATCTTTGACGAGGCCAGCGGTATTGACGACTCGATCTGGGCTGTGACGGCGGGTTTCTTTACCGAGAACACACCGAACCGCCTTTGGCTGGCGTTTTCCAATCCACGGCGCAATACTGGCTACTTTTATGAGTGCTTTAACTCTAAGCGCGACTTCTGGTCAAACAAGGTGGTGGATGCCAGAACCGTAGAAGGCACTGATAAGGCCGTATACCAGAACATCATTGATGAGTATGGCCCCGACTCAAGCCAGGCACACGTTGAGGTCTATGGCATGTTCCCATCTGAGGGTGATGACCAGTTTATTCCGGCTGACATTGTGGATGAGGCCATGAGCAGACCAAAATACAAGGATCAAACTGCCCCCATCATCATTGGAGTTGACCCTGCACGCTTTGGCGCTGATGCCACGGTGATTGCCATTCGCCAAGGCCGCGACATTGTGAGGATTGACAGGCATCGAGGTGATGACACGATGACTGTGGTTGGCCACATTATTGAGGACATGGAAGAATTCAAGCCTGCCATGGTGGTGATTGATGAAGGTGGTCTTGGAGCCGGCATTGTTGACCGTTTGAAAGAGCAAAGGTACAAAATCAAAGGTGTCAACTTTGGCAATAAATCGGCAAATCCGATCATGTATGGCAATAAAAGGGCCGAAATGTGGGGAAAAATGAAGGATTGGCTCAGAACCGCATCAATCCCTAAAGATAGGTTCTTGAAAACTGATTTGGTATCGCCTATGATCAAGCCAGACTCTAGGGGCACTATATTTTTGGAGAGCAAGAAGGACATGAAGGCCAGGGGGCTTGCATCTCCTGACGCAGCAGACGCAATTTGTGTTACTTTTGCGTTTCCTGTGGCTCATAGGGAATATACTGCGAAGCAAACAACCCGCAAGTACACTGACAGGACGGCAGTTGCAACTTCATGGATGGGCAGTTAGATGGCTACCAAAAAAAATGTATCCTTAAGCGTAGGACGTGGCGAAAAACTACCCGTGTCCAAAGGTGCTGGCCTGACAGCCAAAGGGCGTGAGAAGTACAACGCCGCCACTGGTAGCAACCTCAAAGCGCCAGCACCTAACCCCAAGACCAAAGCAGACCAAGGCCGCAAGGATTCATTTTGTGCAAGGATGGGCGCAGTAGCGGCCAACGCCAAGGATGGCGAACGCGCTAAAGCGGCTCTTAAACGATGGAAGTGTTGATATGGCTACCAAACCCGGCTTATATGCCAATATTCATGCAAAACAAGCCCGCATCAAAGCTGGCTCTGGTGAGAAGATGAACAAGCCTGGCAGCAAAAACGCGCCTACAGCCAAGGACTTCAAAGAATCAGCCAAAACTGCGAAGAAAAAATAATGCCACTCGTTAAATCCCCCAGCAAAGAGGCTTTTCGTAAGAACGTAAAGGCCGAAGTGCAAGCTGGCAAGCCCGTCAAGCAAGCCGTGGCCATTGCTTACTCAGTAAAGCGCGAAGCGGAAAAGAAAAAGAAATGAAAGCACTGCAAGACTGCATCATCATTGAGCGCGATGTTGAGAAGCATGCCTTCCTCACACTGCCAAATGAAAAGCTAGGTACTGGGATTGCTGTTGCGATTGGGCCAAAATGCCTAGACATCAAAGTTGGTGACCATGTATACTTCGACGTAGGGCAAGAATTTAAGCAAGATGGCAAAGAGTATGTCGTCATGCGTGAGCCTCATATTTTAGGGGTTTTGGAATGAATGATCCAACCGGAATAGTCGCAGCGGCTAACGTAGCTGCTGGCGGCAAACCACCAAAGTCTGATTCAGACATTCTGACAACCGCCCGCGCTCGGTTGGACATGGCTGTCTCTGCACTGGCTGAAAGCCGTGAGGATGAGATCGACGACTTGCGTTTTTACGCTGGCTCTCCGGATAATCATTGGCAATGGCCCGCTGACGTGCTGGCCACCCGTGGCGCGGTGCAAGGTCAAACAATCAACGCGCGCCCAACGCTCACAATCAACAAACTGCCGCAACACGTTCGTCAAGTGACAAATGACATGCGTCAGAATCGCCCAGGCGCACGGGTTATTCCAGTCGATGACAACGCCGACGTGGAAGTGGCAGACATTTTCAACGGCATGATCCGTCACATTGAGTACATCTCTGACGCTGACGTGGCATACGACACAGCCTGCGAGAATCAGGTGTCCTACGGCGAGGGTTACATCACCCTGATGACCGAGTATTGTGACGAAAACACCTTCGATCAAGACATCAAGATTGGCCGGATTCGTAACTCGTTCAGCGTCTACATGGATCCTTTGATGCAAGACCCAACGGGTGCGGATGCCAAGTATTGTTTTATCACTGAAGACCTGACAAAAGCAGAATATGAGCGCCAGTATCCCGATGCTGCGCCCATCTCTACGCTCCAGTCCCTCGGTGTAGGTGACCAGTCAATCAGCAACTGGCTCAACGAAGACACTGTACGCATTGCCAGTTATTACTACATTGACTACGACAAAACCAAGCTGAATTTGTACCCAGGCAACCAAACGGCCTTTGAAGGTACGCCTGAAGACAAAATGCTCAAAAGCATGTTTGGCAAACCTGTCAGATCACGCATGTCTGAGCGCCCACGGGTGATGTATTGCAAGATCAACGGTTACGAAATTCTTGAACAAAAAGAGTGGGCTGGCAAATGGATCCCCGTGATCCGTGTTGTTGGCAACGAGTTCGAGGTTGATGGCCGTATTTACATCTCTGGCTTGGTGCGTAATGCCAAAGATGCCCAGCGCATGTACAACTACTGGGTGTCTCAGGAAGCTGAGATGCTGGCTCTGGCCCCCAAGGCTCCGTTCATTGGCTATGGTGGCCAGTTTGAGGGCTATGAGGACAAGTGGAAGACAGCCAACACAAACAACTGGCCGTACCTTGAAGTAAATCCTGACGTTACAGACGGCCAAGGCGCAGTCTTGCCACTACCCCAGCGGGCGCAGCCGCCAATGGCTTCTACGGGCCTATTGCAGGCCAAGGCAGGTGCATCTGAGGACATTAAATCCACAACCGGCCAATATAACGCCTCACTTGGCATGGGAAGCAACGAACGCTCTGGTAAGGCTATCTTGGCTCGCCAGCGTGAGGGTGACGTAGGTACTTACCACTATGGTGACAACCTGACCCGTGCCGTGCGCCATGTGGCCCGTCAGTTGGTGGACTTGATCCCCAAGATTTACGACACGCAGCGGATTGCTCGTATTATTGGTGAAGACGGCGAGACAAAGATGGTCAAGATCAATCCTGACCAGCCTCAACCCGTCAACAAAATTGTCAACGAGCAGGGCATTGTGATTGAAAAGATCTACAACCCAGGCGTCGGCAAGTACGATGTGGTGGCCACGACTGGCCCAGGCTACGCAACCAAGCGCCAAGAGGCGCTGGAAGCCATGGCTCAACTGCTTCAGGGTAATCCCCAACTGTGGTCTGTGGCTGGCGACTTGTTCGTCAAGAACATGGACTGGCCTGGCGCTCAAGAGATGGCCAAGCGGTTCCAAAAGACCATTGACCCTAAGTTCTTGTCCGATGGCGATGAAGACCCAGCCTTGCAGGCAGCGCAGCAACAGATTCAGGCCATGGGCGCTGAGATGGAGCAGATGCACCAGATGATCCAGAATGTTGGCAAATCAATCGAGATGCAGGACTTGGAGCGCAAGGACTTTGAGGCTCAGATCAAACTGTACGACGCCGAAACCAAGCGGATTGCCGCTGTGCAGGCCGGTATGACCGAAGAGCAGATTCAAGACATCGCCATGGGCGTGGTTGCTGCGGCCATGGAGTCGCAGAGCATGATGAACCAGATGCCTGAGATGCGCGAAGAGCCGATGGAGATGGAGATGGCTCCCCCTGAGATGCCACCAGAACAAATGATGCCCCCACAAGGAATGCCACAATGAAAGCGAATGAATTTTTAGGGATGCTGTTCCTAGCCCGCGACGTTGCGCACAGTGTTCACCTGAACACCCGCAGTTTCAGCAAGCACGAAGCGCTCAACATCTTCTACAACCGCATCATTGGTGCGGCTGACGATTTTGCTGAAGCCTACCAAGGCCGTCACGGTCTGATTGGCCCCATCACCCTGCATTCGGCCAAAAAGACGGCTAATATCATTGAATTCCTGCAAGATTCACTTGCTGAAATTGAAGCCGCAAGATACGATGTGTGTGATAAATCAGACTCATCACTGCAACAATTGATAGATAATATCGTTGAGGTATATCTCCGGACTTTGTACAAACTTAAATTCCTCGCATAAGGAACCATGATGGAACTTCTCAATCCAATGAGCAAAGCGGATTTCCCCGCTTACACCGCAACAGCTGGCGCTAGTGCAGGCAACACAACCGCATGGAACGCTGGCCCTCAAGGCGTTTTGGTTTGGTGCGAAGTGCCATGCTATGTTGAAATAGGCGTTGGTGCTGTTGCTACCAGTGCCAGCACACCGATCCCTGCTTATACACCTATCCCGTTTGTTCTGACACTCAGTTCAAACGGCTCCCCTTGGCGTGTCAGTGTGCTGCGAATTGGTAGCACAGACGGCACTGCGTACTGCAAGCCTATCAACAAACAATGAGCTTCGGTGTCGCCCTTCGCAATTCGGTGGCCATTGGCCTAGCTGGCATCGTCACGCTGTTTTCAGGCACACGCGACAGTGGCGGCTCCGTGGGCAACCTTCTCACCGAATCTAGTGACAACCTCGTCCAAGAGGACGGTGGGCAAATTCTTTTGGAGTGACCTAAATGGCCGTTGTATACCTTTCTCCCGTGGGCGGTGTAGCGGCCCAGTTTTTTACTAATACTGGCGCTGTTTTGACTGGCGGCAAGTTGTACACCTATGCGGCTGGTACAACAACGCCTTTAACTAGCTATACAACTAGCGCGGGGGATGTTGCCCGCACTAATCCTGTTGTATTGGACGCTGCTGGCCGAGTGCCTGGCAGCGGTCAAATTTGGATTACATCGGCATCGTATAAATTTGTTCTTAACGATTCAAATGATGTTTTGATTGCGACATACGATAATGTTTATGGTATTGGCGCAGCATCGTATCAAGTGCAAAACTTTACTGGCACAGGATCACAAACTGTATTTACATTAAGCGCTGCGTCTTTTGGTGAAAATTACACGTTTGTGTACATCAATGGCGTATACCAAAATAAAAATACATACACTGTTAATAGCACAACTCTTACGTTTTCAGAAGCACCACCCATTACTTCAAAAATTGAAGTAATGTTTAATTGATTGGATAAATCATGGCAGACAAAAAGATTTCCGCACTGACCGCAGCATCCACTCCCCTTGCTGGTACAGAAGTATTACCAATTGTTCAATCAGGCGCGACAGTTAAAGTTGCTGTGTCTTCGTTAACAAGTTTTGCTCCTGCGTTTAGTGCTTCGTTGTCAACAAATCAAACTGTTACTGCTTCGACAACTACCAAGTTGACATTTAACACAGAACAATTTGATACAAACTCAAATTACGATAACACTACCAATTATCGTTTTACACCCACCGTGGCGGGCTACTATCAAATTAATGTAACGCTTGATCTTGCTGATGCAAGTGTTGCCGTTCAAGATGTTCTTGCCCGCTTGTATAAAAATGGATCGCAATACCTTGCGCCTATTAGACGGCAAACTGGTGCTGGTGCTGAAGTTGGTATAACTATTGCACAGTTGGTTAGCATGAATGGTTCAACTGATTACTTGGAAGTATATTTACAGCAAGTTTCAGGAACAAACGTGGTTGTATACGCCAACAGTAATTTTTGTGGTTCATTAGTAAGGGGCGCGTAATGTTATACGAAAAAATTAAAAGAATTTATCCTGAGTTAACAGCAAATGATTTTGCACCAGAAGGAACAATTGCCCTTCAAAATGATAGTGACGGCAGAGGTGACTACATTAAAGAATGGAATCATCCAACTTTAGCCAAGCCAACAGAAGAACAGTTGCAAGATTAAAGGAATAAAAATGGCGTTAACAAAAGTAAGTTATTCAATGGTGCAAGCTGCGCCAGTTAACGTAGTTGACTACGGCGCAAGCACATCTGAAACTGCCGCAAATAACACTGCTGCATTTAATGCGGCTAAAGCGGCTTCTGGCTCTTACACTGTTGCGGGTCAAACTGTTTTCAAGCCTGTTTATGTACCGCCAGGCACTTATGCAATCAGCGGTACTGTAACGGGCAATTTTTTTACCGAAGGCATTGTGGGCATTACTAGCGGTGCGGTTCAATACATTGTTTCTAATGGCGTTGGATCAAGCCAAACAAATACGATTTATGGCCCAGGCGCTATGCCTGGCGCCACGCCTACTGGTGGGGATAATGGCCTTTACAATTCCGCTTTCGGCAATGAAGCCCTTGTTTTTAACACGACAGGCTATCGCAACACGGGCGTAGGATATGCCGCTTTAAGAAGCACTGTAGCCAATTACGCAAATACGGCTGTAGGTTCTTTTGCTGGATATTCTTTGTCTGACCCTGCCGCTACTGGAAACACAGCCGTCGGCGCAAGGGCGCTATTCGCATCCCAAGATGGTTATTTCAACACAGCCGTTGGAAGTGATTCTTTGCAAGGAATTCTTGGGGGCTTTCAAAATACGGGCTGTGGCAAGAATACTTTGTACACCAACACAACTGGTGATAACAATTCCGCTTTTGGAATGAACGCACTTTATGCGGCCACTACTTCTGAAAACAATACGGCGCTCGGCGCATACGCACTATTTAACGCCACTACTGGTTATGCAAACACATCATCAGGCTTCCAGTCTTTATACCTAAATCAAACTGGATTTGACAATGCGGCTTATGGGGCATTGTCTTTGTATAACGCAACTGGCAGTAACAATTCTGCTTTTGGTCGCAGTGCTGGCTTTGCTGTTACTACTGGTTCTGGCAATTTAATTCTTGGGGTTTTAACCGCCGCTGGTTCTAATGCCCCTGTTTTTAATGTAACAACTGAAGACAATCGTGTTGTTGTTGGATCAACTGCCGTTACAAATGCCTATGTTCAAGTGGCATGGACTATTGTTTCTGATGAACGCGATAAAACCGATATTGAAAACTCACCATATGGTTTGTCTTTTGTCCAATCTTTACGACCTGTTGTGTATAAACGCGATGACAGGGACAGATACAAAGAAACAGATTCTGATGGAAATGTCACAGAACTACCCAAAGATGGCTCTCGCAAAGATGAAAAATACACTTTAGGTTTTTTAGCTCAAGAGATCATTGCGGCAGAAAAAGCAGCGGGAACTGAAGATGGAAAATTTTTAATTGCTGATGATGAAATGGCTAACAAGCTAAAAATTACAGAAACAAAAATTATTCCTGCTTTGGTTAAAGCCATTCAAGAATTAAAAGCTGAATTTGATGCCTACAAAGCATCTCATCCATAAATTGATTTTGCACATTCTGAATAATTTAGTGTAAGATTAAAACAACTGTATCGGCCCAGTAGACCGAGGAATCTTAGGATTCATAAATGACTGAAGAAGTCCAAGCCCTAGCGGAAGTAGACTCCGC